GACTATGAAAGCGTGGTGGCACATCTCATTGAGACGCATCAACCTAAGTCAGATGAAGGCACCATTTGCCTTGAGATGAACAGCAGCAAATACCGGTGGCTGCTGGCACAGCAGAACAAGTGCGACTGCAGGAAGCTGCTTGAGAGGTCGAAGACATGAGCGACGAACTCGCAAAGATAAACGAACGCCTGATGACACAGATCAACAATCTACAGCTTGAGGTTGACGAAGCCATGACCCACGCGGACGAGGCATATGGTAGTCTTGACTGGGCCAACCGTATCGATAGGGATTATCTGTGGATACGGACAAGCGGTGCCACGTCCCCGCAGTTCAGATTCATGACAAAGGAGACCATCGATACCTACACAGATATATGCAACTTCATGGCGGTGTATAACCCGCTGATTAAGCGCATTGTAGATGTCAAAACGATGTTCACTTTTTCCCGTGGTGTGACTGTCATATCCGACAACCCTGCGGTAGACAAGATCCAGAAAGATGATCTCAACAAACAGGCGTTCTTTTCACATCAGGCGCTGGGAGAGATTGATGCCGAGCTGCAGAAGTCCGGCAACGTCTTCATACCGATATGGAAAGGCAAACAGCAAGTGCGGGCATGGTCATCGTATGAGATACGGGATATCGTCTTTGATGAAGAGGACTCAAGCCGGCCCGTATTTTATATCCGCGTGTGGCAGGATGCAGAAGGCAAAGAGCACAAACGTGCATATCCGTCAGTGTTTGCACAGCCCGTGGATATCCCGTCCGGAAAGACGCAATTATCTTACCAGGGGCAGACTTACGACGTGAGCTCTGATGTTACCGTATATCACATGAGCACAACCAAAACGCTGAAGGCAAAGTTTGCACTCACGGAACTGGTATCGGCGTGCAGATGGGCCAAACCACACGAGAAGTTCCTTGAGGACTTTGCTGCAATCGTCTCGGCGGTCCGCAAGTATACTCACTCGTTCACGGCCAAAACTACAGGCGGGGCAGCAGCACTCCGGACACAACTGCAAGGGAATACCGATTACATGGGCACATCTCTGCAGAGCAACCCGGCAGGAAGCGCAGTAGTTGCCCAGGAAGACACGCAGTTTAAAGTTGTTGACGCGGGCAGCAACAAGATCGTAGGGCCTGCCGATAGCCGATACTTCCTGAACATGGTGTGCGCCGGGTCCGGTGTGCCCGAGACTCTCCTGACTGGGGATCCTTCAACCGGCAATTTAGCGACGGCCAAGGATCTATCTGAGAGTTTCCTGATACTGGTGGAAAAACGTCAGACCATGTGGACTGATGCGCTCACGATCATATTCAAGACCCTGCTTGACTCAGACGACTTTGAGATCTCGTTTCCTTCTATCAGGTCAAAGGATGCGATCGCGTATGTCAACGCACTGCTGGCAACTGCAACCCTTAACAGTCCGGGGGTGTGGGCCGGGAGCATGGATGCAGGCAGCTTTGTGACTGCTGCGTATGAAGCCCTTGATCTACAACTTGAAGATGATGTCAAAGAGGAGCTTATCACCAACCTGACAATGGGCATGGGGGAGATCACCCCTGATGCTGATGACAACCTTGCACAGTTAGCACAGGCGGCAGCAGGGCTTGCAGAAGCAGCACGGGGATCATGAACCTTAACACCATTTATTGCGCTGATTGTCTTGATCTCATGGCAGAGATGGAGGATGACAGTGTTGATCTTGTGTTTACATCACCGCCCTTTAAGGATGAAGATGTCACCGGGGATTACTGGGAATTTTACAATGAATTCCTTCAGCAGACTCTGCGGGTTGCATCAAAGGCTGTTTGTGTGATCCATAGCGCAACCAAACTAAACCATCTGATAATCGACAACCCTCCAAAAAGAGTGATCATTTGGGGGAAAGGATTTGTGAAATATTCGTGGCGCTGGAATCCGATTTTGGTATATCAAATCTCAGATGACTATAAAGTGAATAAATTTATCTGGTCTGATTGTTTTGGGGTATCTCCCTTGTATGGGTCTGACAAATGCCACGTATATCAAGACCCGGCAAAACTATACGAGACGATCATAAAGATGTTTAAGGGATGTGATACCGTGCTGGATCCCTTCCTCGGAAGCGGCACAACAGCGGTAGCCTGCATCAACACAGGGCGCAATTTCATAGGCATAGAAAAGGATGAAGATTACTTTGTGATTGCACAGAAGCGCATTAAAGAGGCACAAGGACAGGCAAGGTTGATAGTATGAACTTATACGAAGCATCCACCCGTCTGAAGTATGCTGCCATCGGGGTCAAGAAGACCCGTGACGTTAACCGGCTGGCCCGCGCACACCGGGGCAAGATGTCAGCATTCTTCCGGAAGCAGCGGGGCATGGTCCTTGATGCCCTCCAGGAAAAACAATACCTTTTTACCGAGTCTTATCATAGGCTGGCAGAGACGCAGTATACCCTTAACGACTTCGGTCTGCTGTGGGATGATATAGCATCGGAAACCGAGTTAGAGTTGCAGGTGATTATCACCCAGATGGAAGCTGGAGCTCTCACAAAAGGTGCCTCTGTGGCTGAGAGTATGTTTGTTCCGGGGAAAGGGGGATCGTTTGATTTGATGAATCCGCGGGCCGTGAACTTCTTTTTAGAGCATGGCGGGAGCATAGACTACATAAGAGACCTGCAAAAAACTACAGGTAACCAGTTAAAAACTATAATTGCAGATTCTCTCAAAAATCAAAGGACGTATGGAGAGACTGCAAAGACCATTTCCACTAAATTCACCCAGTTCTCCCGGCAACGTGCACAACTAATTGCCGTGACAGAAACCGGAAATTCATATGAGGCAGGCAATAGGGCGCTCATTGATAGTGTGAGTGATGCTGGTGTTCAGATGGAGAAATCATGGGCCAACTCACAGGACGACAAGGTATCTGATGGGTGCTTAGAGAACTCCGCAGCGGGGTGGATTCCATTAAATGCCCCATTTCCATCAGGACACCAGCAACCTTTACGCTTTCCCGGCTGTAGGTGTTACTGTCTATTCAGGGAGATTCAACCATAACATATATACTCTTTTATGATAATACTATAACTCATGGAGATACGCGAGTTATCCTGTAAACGCTGTGGGCACACATGGTATCCACGGTCCGAGAAGCAGCCGGTATTGTGCCCGCGATGTAAAAGCCCATACTGGAACCGTGAGCGGGTGAGGAAATGATTTTATTAGACCGGATTAAGTGCGCGATAGATGCAATCAAATTTACCCTATATCTGCGTTCTATGGGTGCAGAAAAAATTTATATTAACAAAGATGGCGTGTTGACTGTTGTCTATAACTATGAAAAGCTGGTGAGAAAATGACAAAACAGATCCGACTAAAAGACCGCGTGCTGAAGATAGTGTCTTGTTATGAATGCCCATGCATGGGCGCACGTGACATAGATGGGTGCACCTGTAATCTAAGGCCCTGTGATGTGTATGTGATGAACGGCATCCCTAGTGGTTGCCCTCTGGAGGATGCAGAATGATGCGTTGTAACGGTGAAGATGTATCATGGATCGATAAATGCTGCCGGGATTGCAAAGAGAGACGAAATGACTTTGCATGCAACATTTCAAAGGGATTTATCCAAAGCCTAAAGGACGAGGGGTGCCCGCTTTGCAAATGGCATTTTGATGGGGTATACTTCAATATCATGGGGGAGGATGTAGAATGAAGCAGATCAGCCTGAAGGACCGCGTTATGCTGATAAAGACGTGCTATGACTGCCCATGCAGCGAGCCAGAGTGCGGGCACTGTATGGTAGATGGCAGAGAAAGCCTTAAAGAGTTGCCTGATTGGTGTCCTCTGGAGGATGCAGGAACGCCCGTTATTACGCCAGAAGAGATCACTATGTTTGTGATGGAACAGACATCATATGCTGCAAAACGTCGGCGTTCAAACTGGACTGGTAATTATGCAGATGTCATTCCTCGGTTGCTTGAGCGAGAGATCCTTGACTACAACACGAGGCTGATGGATCGCTTTGTGGTGAAGAAGGAGGATGCAGAATGAAATACAAATACATAGGCCCAGATGAGTTTTTGACCTCGTGCAGGTTCAAAGATGAGGGGTATTATGGGGTGTGTGATAATGGTTCCTGTCCCGGTCATGTGATGGGTACGTGCCCGTTTACTCACAAGCATGTGCCGTTCCCTGAATTCGATGTGTTCTTTGTTGAGGTGCACGATGAGTAAAAAAATTGGCGGCAAACTAACTGCAGATGTGATCATAGATTATATGTCTATTTTCACAAAAACGGTATATTGCATTGATGACAATTATCTCGACCTGTCAGAGTTCGTAGGCAAGACTGTGATGATCACTATTGAAGAGGTGCAGGAATGACCGAAGGATACTTTTGTGTCATCTGCTATAAGGGGCATGATGGAATGGGATGCCGGCAGATTGCAGAACTCACGCTGGAGCGCACACAGCATGCGGTCAGACACTTCAGAGAACAGCTAAACCATGACAGGATGCGAGTATCATATCAGTCAGGTATCCACGAGATTACCCCTGATAATGTGAGCCACTCCCAGAAGATTGCAGATACTTTCTGCAAATGCAATAGGGGGGCATTATGACTGAATACAGTCTGATCTGCATCCTCGAAGGGTCAGTCAAAGGTGACGACGTGATCAAGGCCCGCAGGATTGTCGAAGATGTGATCAGTGCCGCATTTGAAACGCCGATAGATAGCAACCCGGTAATGACGCGGATGAAAATCTCTGTTGGTGGCGGCTCTGTGACGCTGAACAGGAAGGAGTAAGAATGAAGGTGCATTATAAAATAATCAATTTGGATTCCCCACACACAGCAGAACAGATCAGATCAATTGTCGAGACCTTGATGGATAACCACGATAAATCAGAGTGCTGTGAGACGTGCAGATCGCTGTGTAAAATGTACAATCCCATGACAAGGAGATATGATCGCGGTTACTGCGAGAACCAAGATTCAGAGATGAATGGCTGTGGATTTATGGATCTCTCTGACTGGTGCCTATCTTATACTTGGGGGGTGCCCCTATTCTGCCCTAAAGATTCTGATATCAATGATTTCATTATCAGGAATCATGATTATTTTAATCCAAAGAAAACAGATTAACCCGGTATACCAACACAATCTTTTTATATCTAACTAAAACAAATTTGTATTGATGGCAGCCTCTTTTGATTCAATTGTGCTTGATAGCACTGCTGCTCATTTCAAACTCTTAGAAGCCAATGCCAATGGTCTAACCATTGACATTCACATTATCTCACCAGGCTGGGGATCGTCAGGCTATTATTCTGAATCAGTTTTGCAGAAGGCGTGCACAGATGGCGTATACCCGCAAGGGATGCACATGCACATCGACCACCCCACTCGCGAATCTGAGAAGAGCCAGCCGGCCAGAACCATCAAAGGTGTGTCCCCTCTTGCGGCAGTCTTTGAAGAGGCTGCCCACTACGAGGCGAACGGGTGGGATGGTCCCGGCCCGTATACCATTGCGAGAGTCCTGCCTCAGTACGTGGAGGACCTTAAGGCGATGGGCGGGCACATCGGCATATCGCATTATGTGTCTGGTGTGGCAAAAGCCGGGGAAGCTGAAGGGCGCAAGGGCCAGATCATCACTGAACTGCTTGCAGATGCACTGAACACAGTGGACTTTGTGACAGTTCCCGGCGCTGGCGGTCACTACAAGACTCTGGGAGAAGCGTTTGAACGGCGCAGAGACGACGAACAAAAAAGCGAAGGAAAGAACATGGCAGACGAACCCAAAAGACTCACGCTCAAGGAGATCCAGACGGATTATCCTGAGTATGTGAAACAGATTGCAGAGCAGGCCATTATTGGTCTGGAATCTGACAAACGCCTCGCAGAGCAGGCAAAGAAGCTCACTGAGGCAGAAGGAAAGCTGAAAGAACAGGCGGATGAGATCAAGACTCTCAAGGCCAAAGCAGCAGAGGCAAAGGCAACCGAGTATGTCGCCGCTGAGATCACCAAAGCCAAGCTCCCGGAAGCATCTGCAAAGATTCTCACTGAAAGCCTGGTGAAGCAGGTTATCATAGCAGAGGACGGCGGCATTGATGCATTGAAGTTTGCTGAGGTTGTAAAAGCAGCCATTGAAGCAAAGACCGCAGAAGTTGAAGCCATCCGAAAAGAGTCCGGCATCAGAGGCAACGGCGGAAGTGCACCTGCAACGGAAGACGGCCACAAGGCACTCGTTGAGTCGCTCACTTCCATGTATCTCATGACCGGGAAGAGCAAAGAGGAAGCTGCACAGCTCGCAGAGCTTGCCGCAGGAGGTAGATAAACATGACATACGCATACCCTACTGCGGATGCTGGAACCGCAGGCGATGAAGTGTCTTCAACTTACGAAGGAAGGCATATTTCAGTACTTGAAAGTCAGATTACCCACCCGTCGCACACTGATGGATTCGTCGATAAAGGCGATCCTTGTATTGTCGGCGGCGTCATTGTTGGTGTAGCTTTTACATCAGCAGCAGCAGCAACAGACCTCATTGCACTTGATACCGAAGGGATCTGGGTGCAGGACGTTTACGCTGCTGATGGTGCTGGTAACAGTGCCGTTGCTTACGGCGATCCACTGTATATTGACGCAACCACCTGCGCTATCTCAAAGATCGCTACCGGCGTTCATTTCGGATACGCACTTGGTATCATCACTGCGGGCAATACCGATACAATCGCCGTTAAAGTCCACTTTGATCCTAAAGACGACAATGTAGAAGACGACGTTCAGTTTAAGATCGGGTCAACTCAGGCAACCGCCGCAACGATGATCACCGCAGAGTTTGACGAGACGACCACTGGCATTGGTATCTACCAGCAGGGATCGTCCGGCGTGCCAATGGTGCTTAACACCAATCCTGGGTCAGCGGTCATTGCTAACACGGTTCACATCAACCATTCCGCAGGAGCGGGCGATTGTGACGACCTGATCGCAGCATACCAGAAAGTCACCGTTTCAGGAGATGGAGATTCCGGCCTTACCGCCGTAGGAACTGCGCCACGCCTTACCATTGGCGGCGCTGCTCAGGAAGGTTATTGTCTTCAGTCGCACGTTATCCACGAAAGCGATGACGGTATTCTCGCACTTTCCGCAGGTTCGTTTAAACTGACAACCCAGACGGCAGACTTCACAGCGACCAATTCGGTTAACGCCGGGCAGTTTATCCTTACGGGGGACGGCACGTATAATCCGACCTGCACCGCGGGAAGATTCTGCGGAGTAGAGATTACCGTCGAATCCTACGTGACTGGAGTAGATGCAGTCCTTCACCTTTCAAACGCCGGAACTAACACGGATTGTATGCTTGAAGTTGATGCAGGAGAAGCTACTTACCTGATGGACATTGCAGGCACGACCATTGTCGAAGCTGCTGACGTAACAAGCGGAAAGGCCTGCGTTGCAGGTGCACGCTGTTATATTAACGGCGCAGTAGGAGTAATCCCCTTCTACGAGGATTGATATCTGTGCGAAGACTTGACCTAACTAAGTATATGATCACTCAGGAAGTGGTCAACCAAAAGAATCCGTTTGAACCGCTTAAGATAGAGATCCCGTACAACCTCAAGGATTCGATCATCGCGTTGATGTTCATTCCAGAACTTAAATTGTCCGGGCTTGAACTCCTCAAACAAAATGCACTCGCACTCAAAATTGAGGGGTGCAAAGAGGGTTGCATTATGCTTGAGGAAACGGAGTGGGAACGCATAAAGCGGGCCGTTGACACCTTCCAGGGGTTCACCCGAAAGGACGTTGGTCTGGTTGAGCGAGTCACAAATGCAGAACAAATTGACATTAACAACAGAGGATAAAAAATGGCAGAATTCTTAGAATTCATGGAAGACTGGACTGGATATCAGGGAGTCAAACCAAAACTGAACGAGATGGCACTGGCCCGGACGATTGACCTTATCGTAAATAAGGAACGACTTTCCCCGATTCAGCATGCCGCGAAAATGGAAGAGGCGATCACCACCTCTGACTTCCCATATCTGCTTGGCACCGTAATGGATCGGCAGCTGCTTGCGAACTATCGCGCAATGGAAGACCCTCTTTATGCCTGGAAAGACTACATGAAGATCGGATCTGTTGCAGACTTCAGAACGGTAAGTAAAGAAAAACTCGTTGGCAAGGACCCACTTCTCCCTGTGGTTCCGGAGAAAGGAGAGTATCAGGCATTCAAACCGGTGAACTGCCGGTATGAATATTCTGTGAAAAAGTATGGTAAACAGTTTGATGTTTCCTATGAGTCTATCGTAAATGACGTTTTAGGCGTATTTAATGACATACCTGCGGAGATGGCAAACGGAGCGAAAGACACCGAAGCACACTTCGCCACCTCGCTCATTGCAAGTGCAACTGCACCGAATCCGCTGCTCTACGGCGACACCATCACCGATTGCGGGCAGGAAGTGACAAATCTTGGCGCACTGCCGCTCACGATTGCAAACCTTGAGGCAACCATCGCACTAATGAAAGCCCAGACTGCACCGGTAACAGGAAAGATCCTCAGAGTCAGGCCTCGATATCTCGTTGTGCCGCCTCAGCTTGAGATGACTGCCCGTGCAATTCTTACGTCTGCATTTAAGACGTACATCCCAGATTCCACAGCAGCAGCAAGCGTTCCGATGCCGACAGCAAATGTCGTTCCTCAGGCAGGGATCCAGCTCAGGGTAAATGAGTGGCTCCCGTATATCGACACCACCGCAGGAGATTCCACTTGGTATCTGTTCGCAGAGCCATCCCGTGGGGCAGCAGTTGAAGTCGGATACCTAAGAGGCCACGAAACCCCAGAAGTTGTGATGAAAGCATCTGATAAAACCAGCGTTGGTGGTGGACTTACCAGTCCATTCAGCGGGGATTTCGCTACAGATAACATATTCTACCGCGTGCGTGATGTTGTTGGCGGGACCCAGATGGACCCCCGTATGACATACGCGCAGGTGGGATGATCATCTCATCTTTTTTTGAGGTATGAGGCATGGTAGGCGCAAGTTACGGCGTGCAGTCTTACACCGGCAGAACGGCAATCACTGATGCGACGGTGTTTATTGAGTCCTTAGGAGCAAACACCCTTGTAGATCTTGAATGCTGGGCTGAGGCTGAGAATACCCGGGTTATGATAGTTTACACGGTGTCGCTTTAAGGGGTAGATATGGCAGGTAGTGTATTTGACAGGGTGAATGGCGTTCTGATAGATCGAGTCATCCTCGTTGATGCCGACGCCGAACCCGTCACAGCAACAAACCGGGTGCCTATAGAGTTGCCCGATGAACAAGCCCCGCCCGCTGCAATCACAAATTACGCTCTTGAGACGGGGGGTTTTTTAGCAGACGTCAGGACAAACTCTGATTCACTACCCCTCATCAAAGCGCAGACAGACAACATACCTGTACAGGGACAAGCACCCGCAGCCACATCCTTACCCGTTGTTCTTCCGGTCTTGCAGGCAGCAGACCTTAAGATCGTCACCATCAAGGACAACCCCCTGACAATGGATAGCAAGCTGATGATCAACGCAATGCCATACGGCTTTGATGTCGCAGAGGGTAACATTGCAGATCACTATCCGTTCTCAAAGCTGGGGTTCAACGCCGATGTTGACGCAGCAGAGGAGGATCTCTGGGCTGTAGGGGGTAAGTATGTGTGGCCTGCAGCAGAGCAGCGTATGGAAGTTGTATCTTCATCAGCACTCGATACTGCAGATGGCACCGGAGCACAATCTGTTCACTTGGTGTACTTAGATTCTGACTTTGTTGAGCACACAGAAGATATCGAACTTGCAGGGCTAACACCAGTCGCAACAGAAGCAACAGACATCTACAGGATAAATCACCTGTGGGTACTGACAGCCGGCACTGGTGGCGTAGCCGCAGGAGATATTGATATTCGCAACCTTGCAAATACCCCGATATACTCCCGCATACCCTCCGGTTTGACTCGAGCGAGGAACGCGATATATACCGTCCCTGCGGGGATTTGTCTGTACATATCACAGATCAATTATTCAATTGGATCTTCAAAAGGCGGGGTATTTGGGCGGTTCTCTTTCCGGGCAAATTACAACATGCTAACCGATATGCCCTCAACGCTGATGTACCCATATTCAGAGGTTGGAGTTGATTCACAGTCCTTCTCAGTTACCTTTACGGTGCCGATGCGGTTCTGTGCGGGCGTTGATATGCTTGTTGCAGTGCAGGGAGATGCAACTAACGCGGATGCTGTATGCAGCACACAGTATAGAGGATGGACCGAGGTGGATGAATGAAAGTGCTATGCAGGTTAGGGATGCACAAGACTAAGCGAGACAAGCAGTGGATTATAGACGGCGTGCCTATGATCGGAGCATACTGCCAGCGGTGCGGCACGTTCATACCAAAGGAGAATAAAAATGGCATACTGCACGACAGATGACGTATACCTGGAGGCAGGCACCAGTGTAGGAACGGCGACAGAAGCAAATATCACACACATGATCACGCGGTCTGATAAGGAGATCAATTCGCGCCTGCGGTCACTTGGAATCACAAGTTACCCCGAATCAGATGACGACCTTGAGACAGCATCGATCTTTCTGACGGTTGCCAAGATCAAAAGACGGCAGGCGCATGAACTCAGCAGGCCAGGATCACTAAAGATCGGGAGCGACATCGCATTCAGTGTTGCACCAGAAGCAGAGGCAAAAGCAGCAGAGGATAAAGCGTATGATGCTATATCACAGTATGCCGACTATGCAGGCGGTTCAGGTCTGTACATAGTGCCGAATCCGGATGACCTATGGCTTGATGTAAGGGAGACGATCTGATGGTATTACCAACGGTTTTTTTGATACATTCGGCCACAATCCGGCATACCACAGGGACAACTGAGGATAGTTATGGCAACCTGATACCTACAACGACCGATACTGCGGCCCTGTGCCGGTTCGTATCTGCGAAGGAGACAACTATCATCAATGGTGATGTGGTCGCCTCACTCCCACGCATACTCCTGCCGAAAGATACTGTGATTGAGGATGAAGATCAGATCATCAGCACAGAGGAGGGGTTTGCCAACACTTATGATGTTAAAACAAAAAAAGTTGTTTACGAAGCAGCAATAAATCAGATCTCGCACATATCCTGCGAACTTGCGGCGGTGGTCTGATGGCAGATTATGAATCGGACCACGACAAGCTGATCAGAATCGACGCGAACGTGGATCTGATTAAGAACCTGCTTGAGAAGTATGACGAGAACATGGAACGCCTTGAAGGGAGAATCGGGAAAGCTGAACGGTTCCAGTCAAGGGTATTCGGCGTGGCAGCTGCTGCGTCACTGTTCATCTCGATAGTGTGGACTCAGCTTGAACAGGTTTTTCGCGGGGGTGTCTGATGGCGCTACAAGGTCTCGGTGCGGCAAAGTCTGCGCTAAATGCGGCGGCAAAGTATTATGAAAAGAAGATGTCGACTGCGGTGAAACTTGGGGGCAATGCCTACAAGAGTGACGTGCAGAAGTTGGCCCCTTATCTCACTGGCACCTACCGCCGGTCGATCCACGTTGAAATAGAGGGGGATGCGGGCGACCCGTATGCTCTTGTTGGGTCTGGGCTTCCCTATTCCCGCAGACTTGAATACGGTTATGCTGACTCTGACAAACTTGGCAGGGTATACAATCAGTCGGCACAACCGCATTTCAGACCGGCAGCAGACCAGAACGCAGGAAAATACTCGCGGATTATTGCTGAGGCGCTTAAATGACTGACGTGACCTATGCGCTGATGAAGCTATTAAAGTCTGATGCAGGCGTCACTGCGCTGGTATCGACAAGAGTATACCGGGAGAAATTACCCATAAGCCCAACCTTCCCGGCGATAACCACAGACGGGATATCCGGAGAACCCTGGCCGCTGAACTCATCCGGAACAAAACCGCTTGAGAGCACAACGATCCAATTCTCCTGCTGGGGTGAACTTGGGAGCACGAGCAAAGCAGTGGCACGGGCCGTTGCAGAGTGTCTGCATGGATATGCGGGCACATATGAAGGGGTGACGATCGGCGCGATCAGCGTGCAGTCATCGCCTGACGGGTTTTGTACATATGACGATGAAGTGAAGATATATATGAAACCGCTTGACGTACGAGTAAACTACAACTAAGGAGATCAAAAAACATGGTAACAAGTGCAAAGAGCGCATATGGAACGACTCTTTCCTGGAACGGGAACGACGTGGCAGAACTGACAGAGATCATGCCACCTGAGACGGTGGTCGATACACAGGAAGTGACCAACAACGATTCGGGCGGATGGAAAGAATTTATTGCGGGCCTGCTTGATGCAGGTGAGATATCCTGCAAAGGGAATTTTATCCCCGGCGACACAGACGGACAGATTGCAGTGCAGGCAGATCATGTTGCCCGGACTACCCGGACAGCGATAATCACCCTGCCGACGGCCCTCGCGACTACCTTCACGATGACCTGCATCTGCACAAAGTTCAAGCTGGTCACCCCAACGGACGGCAAAGAAGCATCATTTGAGGCGACGTTTAAGATCACCGGGGAACCAACATTCACCGTGTCGGCATCTACCGGGCTAACTGATCCATTCTTTGTGGTATCTGAGAGTGGCGTGATCGCACCATCTGCAGCAAATGACACGTACACGTATGTGGTGACTGTGCTGTCTGCGGTTACATCTATCACTGTGACACCGACCGCAACCGCGGGTGTCATCACCGTGGATGGCAACACCGTTGCAACTGGGGTTGCATCATCGGCGATCACACTTGGTGCGGCTGGTAGTGTTACCGAGGCAACTATTGTCGTGACTGAGACGAGCAAAGCACCGGTGACTTACACGCTGTATATCACCCGTGCAGCCTGAGGCTGATCTATGACTACACCAATTTTTTTGGATAAACCTCGACACCTCAGATATACTGCTAACGCGGTTGCTGATATCGAGGAAGTCATGGACTGTGGACTTAACGCGCTGCTGTCAACAACAACAAAGATGGGTATCCGCCATGCGCGGGCCTTCCTGTGGGGCGGTCTCAAACATGAGGACCGAAGACTGCAGGCATCTGGTGGACTTGAGCGTGCCGGTGATCTTATTGAGACCTGGTATGCAAACGGAGGGACCCTTGACTCTCTGTATGTCAAGATCATTGAAGCCCTGAAAGAGGACGGGTGGCTTAAACCCATGACCGCGAAGGATAAAAAACAGATAGAGGCAGACATGGGGGAAGCAATGGGCCTCGACGAAACCGGGGCCGATCTGACGCCATAGAGTATATTCGGCAGACCACGGTGCCTGCGTATGAATGGCTTGGCATCCGACCTGACGATGTCGGGGAGTACTCCCCTGCCGAGATTGACATCATGATGGGTGTCGCTGTGCGAGTCTGGAAACGTGATCAAAATCTCGCAGACCTTCGGGCCGCACGCATATGCTCTGTGCTGACCTCGACAAACGACAAACCGCACCCTCCTAAAGAGTTTATGATCGACTATGACAAAACAGAAAAGCCTGCGAAACGGCAGACACCAGAGGAGATGGCCGCTATACTAAAGGGTATGACAATGGCATCAGGAGGTAAGATCCATGGCTGATCAGGTACTTGGCAGTATGTTTTGGAAGCTTGGCATAAAAAGCACGGTGCCAGAAGACACACAGGCGGCGGAAAAAGAACTTGATAAATTAGATGCAACCACTCAGAAGAGTGGCAAGTCAATGCAAAACCTATCTGCAAAGTGCACCGCAGCGGGTGCAGTAATGACGGGCCTTGGTGCATCTATTGTCCTTCTGACAGACTCCGCAAAAAAGACAAACGCAGAGTTGGCAGTCACCGCCCTACAGCTGGGGGTCTCTACTGAAGAGATGCGAGACCTTGCACTCGCAACCACAAACGTTACGTTCCCGCTTGAAGAGGTCACCGCATCCTTTGATCTGCTAACTCGTGCAGGAGAGACTGATACAGAAGTGATCAGCGGGGTGGCTACCGCATATGATACCCTCGGAGATGCAACCGGCAACACGGCATCTAAGGTCACTGAGACGATGGTCACTGCCCTTAAAACGTTTGACATCAGTGCAGAGGAGTCTACGCAGTCAATCGACGGCATCACCTACATGCTGCGCAATTCCATCGTTGAGATGGAAAACCTTGATTCTGTGTTAGGGTATATTACACCTGACGTGGTTGACCTGGGGTTCACTCTTGACGATACCACCGCAGCCCTTGGTGTGATGGCCGACAAGGGTATGTCCGGGGCGGTAGTGACTCGTGAGTTTAGGTCCGCGATTACTGAAGCAACTGCAGACACCACCGACTACGAATCAGAACTGACAGACCTTGGATCTACGCTTGATAGTCTTGTTGAAAAACAGAGGGACTTGTCTGATTCAACTCGGGATAACAGCTTATCACTCAGAAGCAGCGAGATCAATATTGCAAACGCAAAGGACGCGCTGGCAGAGATGCGTGCGGGGGGTAAGCTTGATGGAGAAACCACTGCACAGTATAATCGGCGCATAGAAGAGCAGGAGATACGGATTGAGTCACTTGTTAACCGGCAGACTGACCTGAAGGAAAAACAGGCAGAACTCAAAACCAGTACAGAAGAAAACACACAGGCACAGATAGATAATGCGAAAGAGACTGCTATCGCAGAGGCCGCATCAGTTGACCAGACCGCTGCACTTGACGGATTTTATGAGTCGCTTGGCATTACAAAGGAAGAGGTTGACGCATACAAGGAAAAGATGGCTGAGGCAGGAGGCATCACACAGGAATATGCTGATGCAGCCAACACTCAGTATGGTGCAGTTGATGGACTGAAACAGAAGTTCTCAGAGTTTACCCTTGCAGCAGGTTCAGCACTTGAACCACTCGACGGCGTGGGGGTTGCTATGACAACCTTTGGCGGTATCATGATGGGCGTTGGCCCGATGATGACTATCTTCTCCGGCATCAATCTTGGCACAATGGTGCCTTCACTCATGGCAACAGCAACTGCAAGCTGGGCTGTTATTGCACCGTGGGCGCCGCTGATTATCGCAGTAGGGTTGGTTGTTGCTGCGCTATGGATTTTAGAGGAGAAGTTTGGACTCGTGACCTGGGCAATCGACGGCCTGTGGTCAATCGGCGAAACTCTGATTGGATGGATTACCGGCGCATTCTCTGGCGGTCTTGACGACGGCGGGGAGTCACTACTCTTATTCCTTGGCCCGATTGGGTGGATTATTGAGGCGTTCCTTCACTGGGACGAAATCCTGCCAATAATCACCGGGGTGTTCACGGACGTGATTGACTACATTGAAGGTCTGTTCTCATGGTTTGGTGAGGCAGGCGGTAAGATCATTGAGATGTTGGTGGATGGCATCCTAAACTCACCACTCACGCCGTTTGGCGCCATCAGTTCCATGCTGGGCCTTGTTGGCGATCTACTGCCGCATTCCCCTGCAAAGACCGGGCCGCTTTCAGTTGCCCCTAACTGGGGTGCATACCTGGTTGATCCTCTGCTATCGGTTGAGCCTGCCATGCAGAGCGCAGCTGTGGCGGCAGTGTCCCCAGTATCAGCAGTCACACCCGGGGCAACAAGTCAAACAGGAGGACAAACCACGGATAATTCGATGAGTATCAATCAGATTACATTCAACAAGGACGCCGACATTGCCGAGTTCTGGCGGCAGAGAGACTCACAGATCACCCGTAACCGGGTGCAGAGAGGTATCCGGATATGAGCACAATCACCTTTGATGGTGTGGCTCTTGTCCGACCATCCTTCCCGGTTTTTGACCGGGCACCTTTGACAAAAGTCAAAGTCCTGATATCAGGTAAGAGGTCGGTGCAGTCCTCTGCAGAGCTTGGCTTTAGTGTGTCGTTTACGTGCGTGACAGATACGCTCACTGACATATCAAACCTGAGGGCAAAGATTGGGTCGCCATATACGCTGGTGATTGATGGCATGTCATACACCAACTGCTATCTGCAGGCTCCGTGGCGAGAGACAAAACTTGATGATACATACTGGCAGTACTCTGTCAGCTTTGTGAGGGACACCACATGAAACTAAACGGAACCATAGAAGTTGAAACAAAAATCCGCCGGAAAGACGGGTCTGAAACGGTAGAGACGGAAGAATTCAGAATTATTGATGGAGAAAAACAAGATGGCGACATTCGTGGACACAGGGCTTGAAGGCGTGGCTAAACTGACCAACGGGGTTAGCGTAGATCCTTTCACCGTTATCGCATTGGGGTCAGGAACAACCGCAGAGGCAACCGACCAGACCGCACTGGTAACAGAACTGACCACAAACGGACTCGCAAAGGCGACCGCGACCTGCGGGTATGAGGCAACAGGAAAGGCAACGTGGGTTCACACGTTCACCAGCACCGCAGATTCTCAGGTGATCAATGAGATTGCGATCCTGAACACGGCGGCGGCTATGATGATGCGGCACAAATATGCATCGGCTAAAAATCTGGATGATACTGAGAGCATCACAGTCACAGTCACGTTCACCGAGGACCGGGCCTGATGGCTCTTGACACCATGTATCCGGCGGTGACAAACTCACCGATTGCGACCCTTACTGCTGATATAGCGATAGATGCGACCACAATCCCGGTATCAAATATCGAGTACTTTGCGGATGCCACTGCACTTGCACCGGGGATTGCAACCCTCCAACTGGGTCAGACATCAGAGTCTGTCACATACACGGGCAAGACCGGAACAAGTGGTGCAGGTACGCTGACCGGATGCACCAGAGGAGCAGACACAACCGTGGTCGGTGGTGTGACACAGGGCGCTGCGTCTGCATGGGATTCCGGGACTTATGCTGCGTGTATGTTGACAGCAAAACAGATCGAGGCGATGCGGGATAACATCATAGCGAACGATGCAGCAGTCACAACTCACCTTGATGATACGACCGCTCACACTGCAGCGCATATCACGTTTGCACCGAGCGATACGGGCCTGATTGCGACCAACGTGCAGGCGGCTATTGCCGAACTGTCAAAAGATATTATCGTCGGGTTCCGCATCGATACCCTGAGCAGCACCCCTGCGCTCGAGTGGGTGGACATCAATAAGAATGTGATCACCGGCCTGAACAGCACATTTTTCGATTCACACCCGATCTGGGGCCGTATCCGCAAGTGTCTCATCGATGCAAACCAGTGTATCACCTACGGCAGCAACGCACGTGGCGACGGACTTGACCTGACCGTTGCCTCCGGAGATGTGATGGTCGAGTTCCAGCAGATGTATTGGGGTGCTGAGTATGATGGCAGCCAGTACGAGTATCACTGGCTCTCACCATATGAGTATGCGGGCCTGCCGATCCACCCATGGTTCTCCCAGCGTGGGGGGTATGTCAGCAAGATGTATCTGGGGGCTTATGGTGCCTGCCTGCTGGACGATGATGGCACGCTCAAGCTGGTCAGCAAGACCGGCGAGCAGCCGATCACAGGCGGCGAAATGTGGGCACTGGCATATACGTCAGGGTCAACAGAGTTCACGATCGGGGAGACCTTGACTGGAGCTACAAGCGGGGCAACGGGCGATGTGGTGACATATCACCTATCATCAGGCACATGGGGTGCGGGTGATGCAGCAGGTACGGTGTATGTCAAGCAGCACGACTATGCAACAACCCCGTATCAGGCAGAGAACCTCAACGGTGCGACTGCAGGTGATGACTGCTGCACAATCGCTGCTGCTGGTTCTGGACTTGGATTCACAATCGGGGATAGCGAGTCCATGGCAAACGCAAAGGGCTCCGGATGGGGCTCTGCCTGCTGGTGGGGTTGGCACGCACGTATGCTGCTCATGTACTGTGAGTTTGGCACTCGTGATCTTCAGACTGCACTCGGTCGCGGCGTGGTCGATCTCGCGTCCGGGACCGGATACGCAGGCAAAGAAAACGGTGCAGACAGTGCAGACACAAACATCGGGGTCAACGGCACAGGCACAGGGGTCGGCACTGATGGACAGGTTTCCGTGGTGTACCGGAACATCTATGACCCGTATGGGGGATGGTGGGAGTTCCTCACAGGCTGGCTGGCAGTCGATGGGGGCTACCAGATCGTCAACAGACAGGGTCTTGCATCGGCAGTGATGCCGGCCGGGTCGTTCGCAACTGCAGATGAGTATGAGCTGTCGGCCACAGCCCCGATCACCACAGACGGGTATATCAAGGACTATGTGCGCGATGCACTGCTCATCGGATTGTTCATGCCATCTGACACAACTGGTAGCAGCGACACATACGCCTGCGACTACTTGTATGCACATGACGTCGGGGAGACAAACATCCTCCTGGGCGGGGGCGGTTGGTATGCTGCCGCTTCTGCGGGGCCCGGTTGCCTGTCTGCGTCTAGCGTCTCCTCGAATTCCGGTCGTGCTGTCGGTGCCCGCCTCGAGTTCAAGCCGCAAATTGAGTAAGAGGAGGACGATAACACGCCAAACGAAATAGCACGGTTCTCGGATTTCGCAGATCACGGGGGACGACTGGACGGTGAAAAGGTAAAGATCGATGAGATCGTGGGCCGGGAATTGATCATCCTGGCCTATTGCGTCCGGCCAAGCAGGTACAACAATGACTATCTGACTATCCAGTTCCTGTATGAAATGGATGGAGATCACCACGTCGTGTTCACGGGATCCTCCGTCCTTTCTGAACAGCTTAAGCAGTATGCAGAAAAGCTGCCATTTGTCGCAGCGATACAGAAAATAGGCAAATACTATAGTTTTGTATGACAACTTCTATGAGGACATGCTGCATATGGTGGGCGCGCCGGGTTCTCCTCCTGGGCGGGGGCAATTGGAATAATACCGATAATGCGGGGCCCAGTTACCTGAATGCGAATAACGAATCCTCGAATTCCAATCGTAATATCGGTGCCCACCTCGAGCTCAGATTGAGCGGCTCTGAACAGCAGCATATCCCGTACCGGTTCGTCCGGTCAAATACCCAACACTCCCTCTGGCCCGTATTGGTAGGTTCGCCGAAGGTTCGGGCCGCGAGGCAGGGCGGCTTTTTTGGAGGTTTTATATGAAGAGATACGGGAATCTGTATCCCCGGATATGTGCGAAAGATAACCTCTACCTGGCACACCTGAACGCACGGAAAGGGAAGTCACACTACGTAGAGGTGCAGGCCGTCAACGCTGACCCAAAGCCCTATATCGACGCCCTGCATGATATGCTCGTCACCAAGACCTATCGCACGGCAAAGTACCAGACAAAACAGATCTACGAACCCAAGCAGCGGACGATCTACAAACTCCCATACTACCCTGACAGAATCGTGCATCATGCTATCATGCAGGTGCTGCAGCCTATCTGGGACAAGATGTTCGTCTATGATCTCTACTCTGCGATACCTGGCAAGGGTCTACATGCAGGATCATACCGCCTGCGGGAGTTCCTCCAGGATGTGCCCGGCACTTGCTATTGTCTCAAGATGGATATCGCCAAGTACTATCCATCGGTCAGGCACGACGTGCTCATCGAACAGATCAAACGCACGATCAAGTGCCCTGACACGCTCTGGCTCCTGGAAGAGATCATCCGCTCACCGGGAGGCGAGACCAACATTCCAATTGGGAACTATTTGTCTCAATACTTCAGCAACATCTACCTGTCAGAGCTGGATCACCTCATCAAAGAAAAGCATCAGATGAGGTATTATCTCCGATACTGTGATGACGCTGTTGTCCTGCACAGTGACAAGGCGGTGCTCAAAGAGCTCCTTGAAGATCTCACCGCACGCCTTGAACCCATGGGGCTGCAGTTGAACAAAAAGACCCAGATCTTCCCGGTTGATGCACGAGGCATTGACTTCCTCGGATATCGGCACTTCCGGGGGTATACCCTTCTGAGATCCTCTTCAGCCCGGAGAATGAAACGCAGGCTCCGGGGTATCGTCTCACATCCGGAACGATACGATGCACAGACTATCATCAGCTCGGTGATGGCGTATCACGGATGGCTGAAACACTGCAACTCATACCACCTACAACAGGCCTGTCTGCTCACCCCTGCTGTGCAGAGTATCATGCGGGCCTCAGCTGCAACGCTGGGGATATGCAATCCCCTGGAGAAACTACCATGACAGAATCAACAGTAGCACCGAAGACAATCGAGATCGATACGGTCAAGAACGGCAAAGCAAACATCCTCGTCCACTGGGATATCGCAGAGATTGAACGCGAAGATGAGATGAGGGGAACAACTCAGACAATGTATCAGTATGAAGAGTGCCGCATGAAGTGGACACTCCCGCAGGCATACGACACGCGCGAAGATGTGGCAACATATCTTGCAACCGTTGAAGATGAGATACTCGGATACGCAAAGGGGGCACACG